GCTCAAAGACGTTAGGACCCATGAGGTCTCACTCGTCGAGAGCGGTGCCAATCTAAAACGCCGGTTTCCGATTATGAAAGCGGCACGAGGTAACACGATGAAGATGGAAAACATTCTTGTCGAAGTGCTGAAGGCCGAAGGACGGTCGGAAGCAATCGCAAAGCTAGAAGAAGACATGGAGAAAATGGAACTGCCAGAGGACGCCAAGGCGGCAATCTCGGCAGCTATGAAGCTCCTAGAGTCTTTCTCTGACATGATGCCGGTGAGTGACGCGTTGCAAGCGCTTCGCACTGCTAACGGTGAAAAGGTCGAGGTCGAAATCGAAGCGTCTGAAGAAGAAGAAGCTGAGAAAGCTGAGCATGAAGACGAAGAGATGAAGAAAGAAGACGAAGAAGAAGAGCTCAAGAAGTCACTTGGTGAACTTCCTGACGCGGCACGAGCAGCCGTTGAAGCTCTTTGGAAGTCCAATCGGGAGCTGGTCGAGAAGAGCCAGAAGCTCGAGAGTGAACTAGGGCAAGAACTAGCCAAGCGTGAGCGCAGTGAGTTCATTGCTAAGAGTGAGAAGTCACTCTGTAACATCCCAGGTCACTCGCTCGAAGAGGTCTGTGATCTCGTGCTTGAAGCTAAGGCACGCGATGAAGACTTTGGTGCTCGTATCGAGAAAGCTCTCACCGCTGCATCCAATGGGATGAAGGGCGGCGCGACACTGGTTGAGGCTGGCAGCAATGCACCAGTTGAAGCACCAAGTGACGCTTGGGAGCGCATCCAGCAACTCGCAAATGAGGAAGTCCAAAAGTCAGGCGGCTCTATGGCTTCAGCAATTGCGAAAACAATTCAAACCAACCCAGCGCTTTACGCCGAGTACTCGGCAAAGCGTAACTCATAAGGAGAAAAAGCGATGGCTTACGAATTACCAGGGCACATCATCACTCTAGAAGCGGCGGCTGATCTTTCAAGCCTTCAGTACCGCTTTGTAGTTATCTCAAGCGGTAAGGCAGCAGCGGGCGGTGCAAACATGCAACCGATCGGCGTGCTCCAGAACGCACCAACAGCAGGACAAGCGGCTTCCATCATGGTTTCCGGCGTCTCTAAGGTCAAAGCCAATGCGGCAATTGCATCAGGCGCAGCCATCGGTGCAGTTGACTCTGACGGTCGTGCATCATCAACCATCGCGGCTGATGAGTATGTTTGCGGTCAAGCAATCGAGGCGGCTGGCGCTCAAGATGAGATCGTTAGCTGCTACATCGATTGTGGCAAGCCTGTCCTTAACACTTAATTGACTATCAAAAGGAGATAAAACGATGCCTTTACTTACTTCACAGGTTCACGTTGATGAAGCGTTGAGCAACATCTCAGTAGCCTATGCCCAAGAGCAGACACGCTTTATCGCTGATAAGGTGTTCCCATCAATCCCAAGTCCCAAATTGACCGACAAGTACTTTGTCTTTGACAAGGGCAACTACCTCCGCTCAATCGCTGACTTGCGTGCGACCGGTTCTGAGACCGTTGGTGCCAACTACACTCTCTCAACTGACACTTTCAGTTGCGACCAGTACGGCGTCCATATGGACCTCGATGACTACGTTGTTGGTAATGCTGATGCAGCGCTCAACATCGAAGTCTCAACCACTCAGTACATCACTGAGCAGTTGCTTCTGAAGCGTGAGCAAGTCTTTGCTGGTGCTGCATTCACAACTGGCTTGTGGACCGGTTCAACAACTGGCAGTGACATCACACCTAGCACCAAGTGGGACGCAGCAAACGCGACCCCAATTGATGACATTAGAACTCAGATTGACTCTGTAGAGAGCAAGACCGGGCGACGTCCTAACGTTCTCGTGCTTTCTAAGGACACCTATACAGCACTTGCAAATGCTGACGACCTCTTGCAGCGCGTCAAGTATACCCAAACCGGTATGCTTACGACTGACTTGATGGCGAGCCTCTTTGGTGTTGCTCGTGTCCACGTTCCTGGCGCAATCGTTAACAGCGCAGTCCAGGGTGCAACTGATTCATTGGACTTCGTGTTTGGAGACGCTAAAGCGGCTCTTTACTACGTGCCAGACGCACCGGGTCTTATGACTCCAAGTGCTGGTTACATGTTCAACTTCACTGGTGTTGAGGGTGGCAATGCTTCAGGGCTTCGCGTTCTCAACTACCGCATCGATCACAAGCACAGCCAGCGTATTGAAGCGCTCGCGGCTTTCGACTTCAAAGTTGTAAGCACCGAGCTAGGCGCTTTCTTTACGAGCTGCTTGACCTAATGATCTTTGCAGCCAAACGGCTGAAGCTTGAAGGTGGGGAGGTCCCGGCGTGGACCCCCCTACCTCAAGCGCGTGAGTGGCCCGCTTTCCGGCGTATGCTGGAAAACGGGACTCTCATTGATGTACCAGATGAGCTCTTGTCGCAGAGCATTAAGCGACGAGCTAAACCGAAGGGTGGCAAGCGGTGAGTTTTTCCTTTGATGAGAATCTGAGCACCGACCTCGACAAAGTACGGCTTCGCATCGGTGACACCGATAGCGAGGAGGTCTTGCTTTCTAATGAGACGATCACCGCCCTTCTAACAATTCGAAACGATGTTGTGCTCACGTCCATCGATTGCATCGAAGCAATCCTTGGCAAGTTCGCACGTGAGATCGACCGGCAAGCCTTGGGGCTTGGTGGTCCACGATCTCAAAAGACGACCCACTACCAAGCTCTACTCAAAGAGTTGCGTGCAGAGGCGGCGCGAGGCTCAACCGGCGTGTTCTTTGGTGGTGGGTCTATCGCTGGTAAAGAGTCAATCCGCAACAACTCAGACGCACCACTGGCACCATTTAGGCTCGACCAGTTCAAGAACAACGAGGACTGAGATGGCGGCTGACTTTGAGGCAAAGATGGACACGAGCAGCATTGAGGCTTTCGCTCGTGGCTTCGTTGAGAAGTACGGTGCAGGCGTCACCAATGCTCTTATCGAATCGTCTCAGGTCATGGTGCGCCAGCTCCAAGACAGCACTGGCCGGTTACTTGAGAAAGGACCGCACACCGGTCGCTTGAGAGGCTCTTGGAAAGCTGGCGGTGTCTACTTTGCTGACTCTGATGAGGCTTCGGTTGATGTCTTCAGTGGTTTACCTTACGCGCTAATCCATGATCGCGGCGGTGTTATTAAGCCAACGAGAGCCAAAGCCCTCGCAATCCCAAATCATGATAACACCGACTTCTTTGGCGGCAGCAATCGAGACTTTCCAAGCCCTCGAGACTTGCCAGCAGATAAGAATCGACTGTTGTGGCTCGACAAGAAGACCGGCACACTCAAAGACGACAAGGGCCAGGTCGCCTACTTCTTGCGTCGAAGCGTTCGGATGCCTCCAAAGTATTACATTGGCGCAGCAGTCAAGGCAGCATTGCCTGAGATTCATGAGATCTTTGACGGTCTGGTTGAGGACGCCATCGAGGAAGGTGCCGAATAATGGCAACACCAGCTCGCAAGCTCATCTTGAGCAATCTTCAAACGACCTTCGAGAGCATCACCGTCGCCAATGGGTACAAGACCACGGTGGTCAAAGTGCAAGCGCTCGCTCGCGGCTATGCTGACGTCAAGACTGGTGAGCGTCCCTTTATCGGCTACGTACCACAAGCTGAGCAGGTCGAGTATCAGCCCTTCAACCGCATCCGATGCACGCTCAACGTCAGCGTCATCGGTCACGTCAGCGGCAACAGTCAGAGCGACCGAAGCACCAAGCTCAACGATCTCATCGATGATTTGATTGCGGCGCTCAACACTGACCCCACACGCGGTACCAACGCAATCAATACCAAGCTCGTGCAGTTCGAGACTGATGAGGGTGACCCCGATGCGCGGGGTGATGGCTCGGTCTTGGCACAGGTTCAAATTCAATACGAACGCTCGGTAAGCTCGAGCTAAGGAGGACACAATGGGAGTCTCACAATTACATGCGCTCGGGCGCAATCGTAAGTTCTACGTTAACGAGGAAACCACCTACATCGACAGCGAAAACGTCGCCACCGATTTCGTCAAGCCAGCGGGTACCGATGCGGCGGTGATTCTCAATGCGAGCTTCACACCAGCACAAGAGCGCAAGGTGCGCGATGATGCGCGTGCGAGTCGCTCAGTACTGGAGCAAATCACCGGCAAGAAGTCGGCAACGTGGTCGGTTGAGTCTTACGTGCTGCCAAGCGGGACCGCTGGCACCGCACCCGATCTTGGTCCTCTCTTCAAGGGGGCAATGGGCACCGAGACCGTCAGTGGTGGCACTCGCGTCACCTACTCGCTCAATACCAACCAAGACCTTGGCAGCTTCAGCCTGACGCAGTTCTTCAATGAGACCTTCATGGAGACTCTCACCGGTTGCTACGTCAACTCAATGACCATCAGCGTCGCAGGTGGTGAAGAGCCGAAGGTGACCTTTGAGGGTGAGAGCTCAGGGCTTTACATCCCGACCACCACAAGCCCAAGCGCGGCGCAGCTCACAGCGGGTGAGTCAACTGCAACCGTCGATGGCTCTGGTACTGGGACGTCTTTTGATGTTCACGCTGGCGAGGGTGAGAACTTCAAGCCGGGCTCAGTCATCTCGGTTGGTTCTGACACCGACTTGGTTGTCGAGTCAGTCAGTAACGACACCATCACCGTTGATAGTTCTATCACTTTCACCGATGACGATGAGGTCAAGCCCTTCGCACCGACTGAGACCGTGGCAGGCTCACCGATTGCGGGCATCTTGGGCTCTCTGACCTTGGCGGGTAACTCGCTACCAATCACCTCTTTTGAGGTCACGGTTGCAAACAACAATAAGGGGATCGCTGATGAGGCGTTTGTTGCGGGTACGAGTGATTATGTGCCTGGCTTCCGCGATGTTACTGGCTCGCTCTCTATCCGGTGCCGTCGTGATCTCGCGATTGAGATCGGCAAGCGGCTAGACTTTGGCACTCAAGCCATCGTTGTCACTTGCGGCGATACCGCTGGCAAGAAGCTCATCGTTGAAATAGATGATGCAGAGTTTGAAGTTGCGGCGGTGGATACACCGCAGAGCGATGAAGTAGTGGTGCCAATGAACTTCCGAGCCCTAGCGACCAGCGCGGGCGAGGATGAGATTGTCATCAAGTTCGAATAATACAACAAGGGGATCAAACCATGGATATCAAGCAAGAAGACGTGCGGCGCTACGTGCCAGAGTGGGACAACAACCGAGACCGTGAAGAAAGCGAGCAGATTGTGCTTCACTTAGCACCAATGACTGGCGGAGAGCTTCGAGCGGTGCATCGCTCAGCGATTAAGAGTGATGGCAAGGTTGACGTCCACAAGGCGCAAGCATCGATTGAGCGCATCATCAAGACGAGGGTGGTGCGTGCTGAGCGGTGCTTGGATATTCTTGACCGTGAGATAAGCGATGGCGAGCAGCTTTGGGATAGGGCCGAGCAAGCGCTCATCGATGAAGCCTATGCAGCAGTCACTGAGATCTCAACGCTGAGGTCAGGGCTAAAAAAAGGCTAAGGCTTGGCGCTCGCTTCTTAGCGAGCGGGCACCAAGCCCTCGATTGGGGATGCTCACAATGCAAAGGCGAGGACTATGCTGAGGGTGACCAGTTCAGAGCAGCAAGAGGCTGCGAGAAGCCAAACGAGTCGCTTGGCTTCGAGTTCGCTCCTAGCCTTCGCCGGTGTCCTTGGTCTCAGCTTGATGCTGAAGTTGACCTCTTGCTCGGTTGGTACCGCGAGTGGAAAGCCTACGGTGTCCTACCCTACGCATCATCGAGTCTGCTTGATGAGCCCGCGTTTGTGTTTGAAGCAATCGACACCATCA